TGCTGTTCCAGCTGCTGTGCCTGCAGTTTGTGCTTGTTGTAAAAAAGGTGCAAATGATCCTACACCTTGGGTTGCTAAATTTTGTGCTTGTGTTTGTAATGCATCTTGACCTGCAACTGTTGGTGCAAGTCCAGATAAATTTTGTTGTCTTGTTGTAAACTCTCTAGCTGCTTGTTGTCTAGCTTGAAAATCTGCAGCTGATTCACCAGCTTGTTGTGATATACCAGCTAAACCTGTTGATACTACAGGTACACCTGATTGTGCAGTTATTTGTTTTGCTAAATCTTGTCCTAAATCTTGAACAAATTGTGCGGGTAAATTTTGTACGGTTTGAACAGCCATTATAATACTTCCTCTAATCTTTGTGATGTTTGAAACATTTTACGTGCGCCTTCTAAGCCTTGCGATTCTTCTGATACTTCACCCCCGGCTTCGAGGTTTTTCATCATGTTATACATGACTTCTGCTCCCTTGTCTACACTTCCATCACCTGCATTTCTAACTGCATCTGCTGTGAATACAAACTCATTTTTAGACAATCTTGCAGGGACATCATCGGCTTTTTCCATTCTACCCATGTCTACAAAACCACCTGTTTCTCTATAGTCTTTTTCTTGACCATCCATGTCTAACAGTGGCATAACTTTTTTAGCCACTGGTTCTTTATCTTCTGTAGATCCACCTTCAGCTCTAAATCTTCTTGCTCTAAAATCATCTTGTCTGTCTGCAGCTAGGATAGAGTTTCTAGCTGCCTCTATATCTATACCAGTATTATCAACTAATTTTTGTGCTTCGTCTTCTTGTTCTGCTGTTAATAATCCTGATAGTGCTGATGCTCCTGTAATTAATGTGCCTATACCTAAACCACCACCTTTTGTTCCTGCCGACATTCTTTCAGCATTAAAAACCTGTCTATCTGCTACACCTTTTGCTAATTTTACGGGATCTGTTTTAGAAAAAAAACTAGCTCCTGGTAATTGACCAAAAGAAAATTTTCCTAGTTGTGTAGATCTCTGTAATCCAAATAAATTACCACCACCTAAATAATATCCGCCAGCTGCTAATATTGCAGCTTTACCTAAATCTGATTTAGCAATCTTCTTAACTGATCTTGTAACTTTTTTAACAAGTTTACCTAAACCATACATCTGTCTTGCAGATTCAAAATCCATTTCACCACCTACGACATCAGTATTCATGATACCACCTTCAGCTCTAAATCTTCTTGATATTTGAAAAGGTTCCTCTTCTTCTGGTTCAGGTTCCGTGATGCTTGGTGCTTGAGCAAACATTGTCTGTGGTAATATAAACTGTGAATCATTATCGTCTTCAGGCATTAAATCATTTCTATCTTTACTCATTAAATAAGTAGGGCTTCTATCCACTGCACGAGCAAACAATTCACCTAAACCAGGAGCAAAAATATTTAAACCAATTCTTGCAAATTTGTTTGAACGTTTTGTGCTTGGGCTAATTGTTTCTATTAAAGTTTTTCTAAATTCTTCGTTTCTTCTATCTCTATCTATTTGTCTATTTACAGCTATACCTTCTGGAGAACTATATTGGCCACCTCTTCTGTTATCTCTATTAACACCGCTTCCTGCATCACCTCCGCCAACTGGTCCTGGCCCTCTTCCTGTTTCAGGTCCTCTATCTCTACCCATATCAGCACCACCGCCTTGGAGTCCTACTCTTCCACCTTGTTCTAATAATTGTTTTGCTATTTGAGTTCTAGTTATGGCCATCGTACTATTCTATTTTGTTTCTCCAAATAAATCAAGGCTAGGCATCATTACTTTTACGTCTTGAGCCATGTCTTCTTGTTTATAACCTTTAGCTTCCCAGTCTTTTCTTTCCTTAAAAAGCTCTCCGGTTTCCTTGTGTCTATAAGTTGTTTCTACTTTTGCTGGTTTTATTACTTGCATTATGTTGTTACCTCTCTTGGTTGGATTTGTAGTATTGAAGCTATTACATGTAGTTCGTTTGCTTGAGCTGCTTGTACTTTTAAAGATTCATTTTCCTCTATAACTAGAGGTTGAGTTAACAATTCTACAGTTGTGTTTGAGCTAATTGATTTAGCTTTAAACAAACTAAATATAGCACCAGATGCATTTACTAATGTAACATCAATTGTAGTTCCTGATCCAGCATCTTCTGATACTAAGATAGATCTAATAACTGACGTTTGTGCAGCTGGCACTGTGTACAGTGTTGTTAAATCTGTTGTAGTTAAATCTACTTTTTTATTTATAAAACTATTAGCCATTAATTTAAAAAGAAGTTAAATGCTTCTATTTCCTGTTTTAATTCTTCTTGAAATGTAGTGTTTAATTTTTCTACAATTGCATCTAGATCTCTTACCTGAGATTCAGCAGTTTGAACATCATATTCGTTACTTGGTCTTGTTAATACTTGTACTATCTTAGCCATTATCTTCTCCCGTCCGGTTGTGTATCAAATCTAAAAGTTCCTAATTTCCAACTCTGACCTGACCCAGTGTTGGCTATTTTAAGTGCTATGGCTCTAGCTCTAGCACGTGTATCTATTTTAGTTGTAGAGGATGTAACTGTAAAAGGTCCAAGAGGTGAGCTTGCTTTACTATCGTTTGGATAATTACGTAACTGTAATGTAACTTGTGTGCTACCTGTTTGAGATATAAAGTCAGGTATAAATCTTCTTAACTTCATAAGAAATTCACCATCTCCTTTAAATGTTGCAACACCTGTTTGTGTTCCTTGAGCCGATCTCTGTTGTGTAATGTCAAAATCTCCAGATACAACATTAGATGCTATAGTTGTAATAGTACCATTTTTGTTTTGATCAGTTCCTGTTTCATGTTCATAATATGCTGTTCTGCCTTCTGTGTTTCCTACAACATCAAAAGATGTATCTGTTCCTGCATCATATTCTAATGCATGTGGTTTGGTAAATACTGCAGAGTCTTGCCACATAGTTCTAGACAATGAGCCAACAGTCCAGACTGGTCTCTGTGGTGATGAATCAAAATAATTATAACAAACCATTCTATTTACTACAGTTGATGTAGATTGTGGGTAGAACCACATTACTTCACCAAACAAATTATTTAATCCTGCTGATATCATTTGATTACCAGATTCTATATTAATATCATTGTAAACAAAATCTTCTACTAGACAAGGTAGTGATTCTAACTTACCAGCATATCTAAAGAAACCATTCTCTGACATCCAGTACGCAGCACCATCAACCTCAACACATGCATTTTGTCCAACGAGTCCACAGTTAGTTCCAACCTGCGCAAACGCAAATGTAAATGGTTGTCCAACAAAACGTTGAGTGAATAATGCTGTATCAGTCCACACATAGATTGCATCCCTACCTCTGATCGCTCCTCTGATCTGTGATCCGTCAGCTAATCTCTGTGTACCAGCTGTATTGGTTGCTGTAGGTGTGTAAGTATTTATATCTTCTTGGTCTGAGAATCTAATAAACATATCATCCTGTGTTGCAGGATTTCCTATTGTTGTTTCTGTTCCAAAAAATACTAAGTGTCTATCGGGTGTTGATACAACCATGTGACGTGATGCAGTTGGTGCACCAGATATAATTGTAGCTCTTGTAGTTGTTGCATTTGATAAAGCAGAGTTCCACTCAAAACATGAACCATCGTGAATTAAACAAATTGCTTTATCACCAAAATTATCTAAGGACCACATACCTGGTTCAAGAACTAAGTCACCAGATGCAGCTTCTCCCCATGCGACGAAGTCTGTAGTATTGGTTACAGTTGCACCATCACTATGTGCAGCTCTTGTTGTTCCTCTAACAGCTCTTGTAATTCCTGTTAAAGTTGTACCGCTAGATATACCTGTGTAAGATATTTCTTCAGTGCCTACTTTTATAAAATTTGTACCTGAACTTGGAAATTGAGAGGCATCAGCTAAAACAATAGAAGTTCCAGATCCACCTGTACCTGCAGTATCATTCAATAAAGCTCCATTTAAAGTTGTAGTTACTGCGTTAGAAGCTTCACCACCATAAGATCCAAGACCCCAACCAAAACCTTTTTCTTGAACAGCAGATCCAACAGTATAATAATGTTGAACTCTAATACCGCCTGATGTAGTTGCACCAGATCCTGTCTCATTAGAAGGCATCGTAATTGTTAGTGTTTCTGTTGTAGGAACAGAAGTTACCATAAATTTTTTATCATCAAAATCAGAAGCACTAAAGTTAGATCCTGTAGCTGTTGTAAAATTATCTAATAAAATTATATCTTGAGGTTCAACACCATGACCTGTTGGAAAAGTAATTGTTACAGTCGGTGATCCGTTAGTCGTGGTAAATGCACTTGTAAGTGTTGTTGTAGATTCAATAGGATGTATGTCATAAAACACACCACCTGAGAAAGCATATAATATTCTGTTTGTACCAATGATAGCATATCTTCTACCCAAGGTATTTACAAAATGATGAAGTCCTCTTCCGGCACCAGTTAATTCATTTTCATTAACGTTACCTAATTGATTCCAACCACCTATTTTTTCTGGAGTGCCATATCTAAATCTTACATTATCACCATCAACCCATTGTCCTTCAGCTGTGGTTTCTGTAATCTGCTTATTAAAGCCTGGTTGAAATCCTATTTTTTGTAGCATATGGCTCCATTATAATACTATTTTACACCTGACGGTAGACCTAACATAGCTCTTCCATCAAACTTATTTTTTTCAGCAAATGGACCGTTTACATGATTATAGTGTAGAAATACTTGTCCACAAATATCACCTTCAAACGGTTCTCTCCAATGCTCCAATTCACATCCACTATATACCAGCATATCGCCAACATCAAGTAGGACTTTGGTGCCATCTATAAATATAGCCCAAGGGTCTCCACCAAGGTAAATTGTGGTAGATATCTCACAACTTGGTCTATCTATATGTTTTTTTAATTTATCACCATGTTTATATAATCTAGCACATGAGTAAGTTGGAATTAAATTTAAGCCTGTTTCTTCCTGCATTCTTGGTAATACTTTTACTAAAAGAGTTTCCATTACAGGATCTCCATAATGAGAATAAGTATTTAGAATTTGTGGATCCTGCCATGTTCCTAATAATCCACTATCGTAGATAATATTATTATCATACAAAAATTTAACTGCATCACGTTTAAGTAAAAAATATTTAAAAACAAAGTCAGCTAACTCGTGACTAATTGCATTTTTAACCACTTGATATTTATTAAAAGCCATTTTAGACTTAATCTAATATACCTTTAGGCTGCCAATTAAAAGGAATAGCGTATTTATACTCATCCTCTAAATTTCTATATGTATGATGTTCTAAGAAAGAAGAGAATACAACAAACCTGCCCTTAACAGGTTTAACTTTTTGATCAATTGCTGGAAAGATTAACTCTTGTTTACTATCATTTAGATATAACACTCCTGACAAATATTGACTACAATGATCGTGTATTTGAGTATAATTTGAAAGACCTAGTTTTATACCCCAAGCTTCTCTTAAACTAAAAGGTCTAAATTTATATTTTAATGTATCTAGTTGATTTAAGATACGACTTAATATTACCATAAATTTCTTATCATTATTAAAGTAATGAAAGTTTGTGTGAAATCCTTTTACATTAGTTCTAAAACTAAGGTTATTATTTTCAGAAACACCTTCATCTATTCTCTTTATAAAATATTCGCTATCTACATCTTCTATAATTCCAGACATAAAAATGTAGTCAACTTCTACTTTGGATATAATTTCTTTATCTGTTGTTAACATATTTTTAAGTTTTTATTTTTAAGTTTCCACTCACGGTAATTCTATAATCATCACTTGTATAGAAAGGAAATACTGTGTGCATTTGTTTTGAATTAAACAACAATATTTTACCCTCAAACGTTTTGTCTACATCAAGAGTGTGTAACTTTATCCTTCCTTGATAGTCTGTGTTTAAAAAACCAAATTTTGAAGTTTGATTACTATTGTCCTCACTTAATTTAATCTTAAAACATTTTTCTTCTTCTTTTAAATCATAAGGTATTTGTACAAATATAACAAAACTTAAAACTCCTGTATGAGTGTGTGGAGGATTAAACTCATGTTTTTTTTGAAAGTTAACCCACATTGTATCTAGGTAAACGGGTTTACTTTCTGACAATATATAAGAGGGTAGTTGTTTAAATATTGTTTCGTCTTTACAACACAACATTAAATATTTTATAAACTCTAAAGAAGCTTCTTCTATTTTATATTGTTCTTTTATGTGACCAGCTAAACGATCATTATATGATGCTTGATCTTGTTTAGCTTTGAAACATCTTTCTTTTAAGTCTTGCATGATATCTTCTGGAAGATCAAATATTGCAGCATTTCTATATTTTAAAACTTCGTCTAAATTGTCCATAACTATGTACTACACCTCGCTAATTCTATTAAAGGATATTTCAAAGATTTGTTTTCACGTATGTCTCTTTCTGCAAAACCAAAAAAAGCAACCATAGTGAATCTTTCTTTAGTTCCAAAATCTTTTACACCGTGGTCTAAACCTGTATCAAATAAAATCATACTATTTGGTATAGCATGATAGCATGCAAGTTCTTCAAATTGACTATTGTGTTTATGTACTGCTTGTCTAAATTCTTCTGTTTGCATCATTTCAGGATTTTTGTAACACTCACTTTTAAAAGCTACGTGGCCTTCTCTGTCTACAGAAATACCTTTAGGTCGAAAGATGCTAGTTCCAGCTTCAACATCACCATCTAAATATAAAATTGTTGCAAATTCTAATGTATGTTGATCTTGATGAATAAAACCTGGTCCTGGATATATTTTAGGATCTGTTTTTTGAAAGTGTATGTTAGCACGCCATGACATGTTTACGTAATCATTTGGAAATAAAATAGCTGCAATTTTTCTAGTGGTGTTTTGAAAAAACAAAGGATCTATTTCATGTAAAGATCTTGTTCGATGACCTGGATAAGTTCCTTCGTTTGGTAAGTATTCTAAATTATTTGCCCATTCTTTAACTTGGTCAAATTTTTTAAAAAAGTTATCAACACGTAGAGTTGGATAAATCATATATTTTCTTTCACAAGTATAATATTCCAATCTAATTTAAAAATCAAGTCATTTAAAAATACTACTTTTGTATTATTGTTTTCTAAGTATTGATGTAGTTCTTCAACATCTACTAAAATATATTGATCTTTTACATCAAAAACTATTTTATCTGCTTTAGTTTTAAATGATCCTCCTTTAGCATTTTTAATAATAGGTCTTAGATCAAATTTAAAAGATTGATTTGATTTACCTTTTATAATTCCTTCAACATTCCAAAACTCTCTTTTTCTTTGTCTATCACTAGCAACTTTATAGTCTTCTAAATATCTTTCTATAAAATCGTGCATTATCTAAGAGGAGGTCCTAAACACCAAATCACTAATGAGTGTCTAATGCCTTTTGTTATTGGATTAACTTTATGATATAAAGTAGATGGAAACACTATTACAGTTCCTTGTTTTTTGTATTGTGTGCATTCATATTTAGTTAAATCACGCTCTTCTTCTATTTCATAAAGTCTATTATCAAATATAAGTTCTCCGCCTTCATAATCTTTAGAATCATTTAGTGATATTATTACAGATAATTTTCTGTCTTTTCCTCTCCATTCTTTTGCTTGTTTTTCACCATAGGTTATTTGAAAAGCATCTTTATGCCAAGAATAGTATTGATTTAAACCATATTTAGTCATCTGTATGGGTTCGTACCAATCCCAATCGTAATTCCAACCACCGTTTTTGTTAGCAGTATTTATTAAAGGATTTAAAAAATTATATAAATCTTGGTCTTCAAAAAAACATATTTCAGAATCTCTATGTTTATTATTTTCATAGACCATTTCTAAATCGTTAGATACAGTACCACCTTTATATAAATTTTTAGTGTGCTTTTCTATTATCTCAGCACACATAGCAGGTGATAATGCCGACTCAAAAAACCAATAATCATGCTTTCTCATTAATTCTTTCTAAATTATTTTTGAACCCATCCTTGTGTATTATCTGATTGATAAAGATCCTCATCCCAAATATATTGATTATCTTCATTTGCGTCATCAGGAAGAGGAAGAGGTGCTTCATAACCGCAAGTTTCTTCATTTAAAACCCAAGATTCAAAATATTTAGGACCTACGAAAGCATCTCTAGTTTCATCATAAGTATAATCAGGACCTGGGTAATTTTTTCTAAAAGGAGTTCCACCTAATGAGTGTTCTCCTCCTCTAGTATTGTAAGAACATCTTTTACAAGTTTTGCCTTTTATAGAAGCATAGTAGTCTTCCCAAGAAGCGTGAGGTGTAGGTACAGGATGGTTTTCATCTTTACCAACAATTACTTCTAAGACTTCATTATCTTCATTTAAAAATGCGTAGTGTGCCATGATTATACCGTAAATGTAATATTTCCCGACCCAGCTGTAAACGTTGAAACTTGTTGAGTTCCAACTAGTGTTGTTGAAACAGTATGTCCAGGGTCTGCATTAAGTGTATACCCTTTAGGGTATCTTAAAATTACAACTCCAGATCCACCGTTTCCACCGTTTCGATTTCCTTCTCCTCCGCCGCCACCAGTGTTAGCTTGTCCGGCTGTGTTTGTTTGTCCACCGCCACCTTGACCTGCAGGGCCACGAGCGCCACCACCAGCTCTATAAACTTGTGTTGAGCCATCGGCTATAGCTGATTGAATTCCATCTCCTCCGGGTCCGCCGTTTGATCCTCCAGATGCGCCAGCTCCTCCACCGCCGCCACCGGTTTGGTTTGCTCCACCAACCGATCCTCCAGAGTTTCCTTGGTTTGCTGTTCCTGAACCTGCACCGAGTTGTCCTTCAGCTCCGCCGCCTCCAGATCCTCCAGATCCTGCTGCAAGCCATGCGGGTGGGGCTCTAAGAAATGCACCACGTCCGCCACCTATTGCTGTGACATCACCTTTAAATTGACTATTTGATCCATTTGTAGTTCCAGAAGCATTTCCACTTCCACCTGCTCCAACTGTTACATCATAGTTTGTGCTTAATTGTGCTGCGAATGGAGATAAAACTGTGCTTGGACCACCAGATTGTTCTCCTGTAACTGCAGATATATATCCACCAGCTCCTGCTCCGCCAGCAATATTACTACCTGTTCCAGCTCCGCCACCGCCGCCTCCAGCGATAACTAAATATTCTACATTTAAATCTTCTAAAGGTACAGATCCACCACCAAATCCTAATAATCTATATCCGAACATATTTTATTCCTCCTATTATACGTCGTTAGCAGCGTCAGTAGTAAAGAATAATTTAATTCCTAAAAGTTTTGCATCAGCAGTTAAACCATCTTCTGATACATCTCTCTGTATTTGAAAGAACACCTCTTCATCTGTACTAGGTGAACCTGCAATAGTCACTGCTCCACTTTCTGCTGTAACGTCTAAATCATTTGCTGTTCCGCTATGAGCTTTTGCCGTTGGTGCAACTGCAGTTCCAAACGCTGTATTGATGCTATCGTTATCTGCAATAGCTACACCGTTTAATGCCCAAGAAACAGTTCCTGTGTTTGTTGAATCTGCTGTAAAATAAGCTTGAAAAGTTACTGTGCTTTCATTCCATGATTTAGGAAAAGCAACAGCAAACTGTGCAAACTCATCTGAATCTTTGTCAAAATCTAAAGTTTTAATTTCTGGTCCGTTAGCTAATTCTACTTGTGCTATGTCTGCACAACCATTTGTAGTGTTAGGATACATTGCAGAAGCAGGAACCCATATTGATTCTTTACCTGCAATCTTAATAGCAGCTGTATTATCACCTCCGTCTACAGCTTGTGCTACCCCAGTTCCATTTGGAGCAATAACAATGTTTCCATTTGCACCATCAGTAATTGTGATTGTACCTGAATTACTTCCTGAGTTAGTATCTAAAACTAAATTGTAAGCACCACTAGATGTTAATGTTGCATCTGCTGCTCCTGTTCCAATTTTAGTTTCACCAGTTCCTTTTGGAATAACAGCTACATCTATATTAGAGTCTCCTCCAGTTGCTGATATACTAGGTGCATTACCTGTTGCAGCATTTGTAATATCAAATTGATTTACTGCAGATCCAGTTGTTTGAAATATAAGAGATTCGTTTCCGTTTGCATCTGCTATAAAACCACCATCTACAATTTTTGGAGCTGTTAAAGTTTTGTTTGTTAAAGTTTGTGTTCCAGTAAGTGTAACATCTCCAGCAGGTAGAGTGTAAATATCTGGATTAGTTCCATCGTTTGCAGTAGCAAATACAAGAGCATCACCTTTATCTCCTGCTGCAAAAGTAAATGAATCACCACTTCCTGAAGCATATTTAAATTGTACTGTATATGAACCAGATGTTGAATTTCTTAAAAAATAAAATGTTTGAACATCTAATGGAATAGTTACGATTTGGTTTCCTGTAATTGAACCCGTAAACTCAATCATTCTGTGAGATAATACTGCTCCAGTTGATCCATCAGAAACTGATAAAGCTGTAGTTTGTGCACCACCTGCTATTGATTGAGCAGAAAATCCTCCAGAAATTTGTTCTATAATTTGTAAATTAGTATTAGTTTTTGTTCCCCATGTACCGGCGTTTTCACCAGTTGCTTGAAGTTCTACCCCTAAAGGTGTGTATGTTGATGCCATAATTTTTTATCTCCTATTATGCTGCTACGTTTGTATAACTTGTATTAGAACCTGTGTCAATAGCTTGATATGCTTGAATTCCAAATCCTGTTGCAGTTCCAAATTCAGCGACAGAAGCTGTTGCTGAAACGCCTGTTAATCCCATTACATCTTGAGGTGTTAACGCCCCAACACTAGCAGTTGCTGATACTCCTGTCAATCCCATAACATCAGCAGGAGTTAAAGATCCTACAGAAGTGGTTGCTGCAATACCAGTTACAGATACAATTGGATTACTATTTGTAGTTGCAGTTCCAAGTGATACTGTTGCTGAAACGCCTGTTAATCCCATTACATCAGCAGGTGTAATTGTTCCAACAGAAGTTGTTGCAGAGATTCCAGTTAATGTTGCAGTTGTATCTCCTATAATTGTTGGTGAACCAACGCTCGCTGTTGATGAAACTCCAGTTAATCCCATTACATCTGCAGGAGTAATTGATCCAACAGAAGCTGTAGCTTCTTGACCTGTTAATAATACATCTCCTTGAATACCCCACGCATCAGCATTCCAAGTTGATCTACCCCATCCAGAATTTATTTCTGCATCTACAGTAACAGATCCTACAGATGAAGTTGCAGAAATTCCTGTTGGAGAAACTGTTTCATCACCCATTTCTCCCCAAGAACCTGATGAGTTCCAATTTTTTGCACCCCAACCAACTGTAAAAGCTTCACTTATTCCCCAAAGATTAGCACTCCAATTTCCTGCTCCCCAAAAATCAGTGTTAGGTGTATTTGCTTGTCCACCCATACCAGAGTGGTTTGTACAATAATAATATAAAGTGGGTGCGCTTGAGGCTACTTCAATTTGTGTGTAAGCTCCAGATGACCCTGGAGTTCCATTTGTAGTTACATTGGTCGTGTATTCTGAACCACCACTATGTGTTCCATCGTTTGTTGTTGAAAGTCTTAATGGGTGACTGGAATTAGAACTATCTGATTGATCAAATCTAAAAGTTGCACCTTCAACTAATTCTAAAGTAGCTTGTTGTACGCCATCAATAAAATATTTATTACCACCACCGGTGCTTACGACCGTGACCGTGAAGGTTCTGTCAACGGACATCCGTTGCTACTCCTTACGCTATTCTAATTATTGCGTTAGATGCGTCTGCTGTTGGAAATTGAATTGTGAAAGTTCCACTTGTTACAGTTTTATCACCACCAAAAGCTATTACAGCAACAGCTTTATCTGATTGCGTATCATTGTATATTAATGCGCCATTAGCTGTAAAAGTTGCAGATGTAAAACTAACATCAGCAAAATCACATATTGCAGTTGTTCCTGAAGTAGTTGGTGTAACGCTTGTTAAAGTTGCACCGCCTGCAGAGTATGCAGATCCAGATGTATTTGAAATTTCGTTTGTTGCGCTGTAAGCAGTTGTTGCTGCTCCTAAAGATGCAGAACTTGTATATAAAGCTATTTTAAAAGTATTACCGCTTGATGCAGTAAGGTTGTGTGTTCCAACTAAAATTTCTTGTTTGAAACTTGTACAAATTGCCGATGATATTGCCATAATTTATCTCCTATGGGTTTGCCGAGGTTATTGGTATTCTAACTGCTCCGTCTGTGTAGTCGTCTCTTCGTCTTCTACCAACTTGCTCATTAGCAAACTTTTGTACCTCTTGTTTATACTTATTTTCATATAGTGTCAACATATCAATTGGGCCTTTTAAAAAACTATAAGCCTCTGATAAGCAACAATATAATAGTCCGTTTGGAAAATTAAGACTGATATAATTCGTGTCATTATTCTCCAGTAATGCAGGTGCGGCGTTAAAATGAACTCTAAATTTATATGTCGTATCAGGGACTGGAGCAAACATCATTCTTCCAGATGTAGTATCAGATTCACCTGTGCCACCACCAAACATAGCATAATATTTAGGTTGACCTCTTTTAGCTGATGCTGTTGAAGATACATATTCTTGTAAATAAGTTATGTCTTTTTTTTCTAACCAGACATTGGGACCAGTTATTTCTGAAGTAGAATCATAAACTTGTATCCCTCTAATAAATACAGCTCCTGCTGGAGCATTGATTGTTTCTTGACCAGTTACTAAATTACCTGATTGTTGTTTTCTATCTGCATCAATAGGCACATCTCTAAATATTCTATATTGTGCATTTAATATAATATTTTCACAAACAGCGTCTGTTAAAACATTAGAATCTGTTTCTGTATAACTTCTTATTTGAGTTATTAATCCTGATGCACTTAATCCAGCCATTATTGCCCTTTATGTTTTCTTAAAATTTTTTGTTGCTTAGCTGTTAGCTCAACAACTTCTTCTTGTCTTTTAGGTTTAAATACACCTTTGATCCAATTTAAAAATTTTTTAATCATCCTTCGATAGTAATAGGCCCAACGGAACAACCGTAGCCTCCTCCTTTTATACCACCAGTTGTAGCAGTATCTGAGTTAACTGTAAAGAAGAAGAAATTTGAAACTAAAAAATCAGTTGAACTTCTTCCTGGACTTCCTTCTCCTGTATCACTAACATATTTTCCTGTTGTAATAGCATATCCTGAACCTTGTCCTATCTGTGCTCCTGTTATTCCATCAAAATTAGGAATTGTTGCATAAGCAAAAACAGGACTACCAGCTGCACCACCATTTGGATTATAGGGTGTACCTGTGCCAGGTGATATTGTAGGTGGTCCTCTAAATAAATATGTTGTTCCATTTGTTAAACCATGTCCTGGTGAAAAAACATTTATAATACCAGATCCTGCAGCATATGTTTCAAAACCATTCTCTGCTATCAATACAGTTGTAACTGGTTCTGTTCTATCAGTTCTAACATTTCTTAATGCAACACCATCAGCACCAAGAGGTTTTGGTTCTAATTGTGGTTGTTTAGGTTCAAATTCAGAAACATGTACAAACGCACCATTCCATTCTCTAACCATTTCTCTATATGGAAATTCCATACCAGATCTATCAGATATTGCTTTTGAATGTTTTCCTGTTGCATACTTTGCCATTATGCTCCTGGGTAGTATGCTTTTGGTGTTATGTATGTACTAGAAGCTGAACCATCTTCTGCTAATGCTCTTGCTAATTCATCTTCGTAATATAATTTCATTTGTTGAACCATTTGTGGTTGGTATTTTTGTGCAAGGTAAAAAGCAAGACCTGACACCATACAAGGAACAAATCTAAATGGTAAGTCTGTTGCATTTGTATAATCACCCACATCTTGAATTCTTTTTATATAATAGAAATGCATATCTTTAGATGCATTAGTTGAATCTGGTGTAGGGTAAACACTAATACTAACATGATCTATAAATCTTTGAACCCAATATTGATTAGGTGTTCCTTTAGATAATTTGTTAGAAAAACCTGCATAAGTAGATCTATCTACTTTTGTCATTGGACTATCTGATTGTGTAGTTTGAGTTCTATTAGATCTTAATTGTGCTTCAAGGACATCGGATATTCCATATACATCTGCTGGTGTAGAAGTAGCACTTGTACCATCTGCACTTGATCTAAAAAATTTATATTCTGCTTGTCCTTCAATTAAATCAAGATTAAGTTCTCCTATTTCCCAATAGTGAATACCTCTATTACCCCATTCTTGAAATAAGATATTAAGAGATCTTCTAGCTGATTTCATTTGATAACCAGCTACAGAATTTAATCCAATACGTTCAAAAGACTCTTCTATAATTTCATCTATAGAAAAAGTTTTATCAAACGTCGTAGTGCCCGAGGTAGTATTAGCCATTTAACCTCCTAGCCAGTATATCCAATAGTAACTGATGTTGTATTGGTTAAATCTAAATATATTCCAGTTCTACATCTAATACC